AAAGCAGGTAATCGATCAGTCGGTTAAGGGTGGTGTTTTTGTTAACGCTGAGAGCGTTGTGATTGCACTACAGGCGCTTGACAAGATCGCAAATGCTATTATCAACAAGTAACAATTTAAAACAATGCTAGTGTTAGACGACGTAAAGGTATTCATGGCAAATGTGGTTTGCTACATAACCATAAATATCCCGGTATTAAACTCCGACCTTCAAACACTAGTGTTGTTGTCTACAATCGTGTACACAATCGTTCGCACAGTTAATGAGATAAAAAGATTTACAAAAAAAAGGCACCAAGATGCAACTGACAAAAAACTTTAATTTAACTGAACTAACTTTCAGTCCTACAGCCATCACCAAGGGAATCGATCAGACTCCATCAGACGAGGTAATAAAAAACTTACTAGCACTTTCAATAAATGTACTGCAACCACTACGTGATTTTATGGCAGAGTCCATTAAGATATCTAGTGGTTACAGAAGTTTTGAATTAAACAAGAGCATAGGAGGGGCAAACTCAAGTCAACATTGTCATGGGGAGGCTGCAGACTTAATATGCTCAGATAGGAACCACGAGATGTTTAAGTTTATACGTAAGAGTCTAGTGTTCGACCAACTAATATGGGAGTTTGGAGACGATAACAACCCTAATTGGGTTCACGTGTCCTTCTCAAGGACTCATAACAGGAAGCAGTGCTTGAAGGCAACTAAACATAACGGAAGTACTAAATATACGGCAATATGAGCGATAGAAAAAAATTTAAAGATACCAAGATAGGTAAGTTTTTATCTGACAAGGCACCAAAAATATTAAGTTCTGTTGGAGATATTCTTCCAAACACGGGTGTATTTGGTATAGTAAAAAACTTAATCTCTTCATCTGATGAGTTGTCTGTTGAAGACAAGGCCGCAGCTATGGAGCAATTAAAGCAGGACATACAGATATTTGAATTGGAGATCAAGGACAGAGAGTCTGCCCGTAACCGTGAGGTTGAGATGGCAAAGACGGGTAAGCACGACTTCATGTTCACGTTGACGGGACTTATTGGTCTAGGAGTATTCTGCTTTATAGTGTACGCAATTGTGTTCCTACAGATACCCGACAGCAACAAAGAAATATGGATTCACCTGATAGGTATATGTGAGGGTGTAGTGCTTTCAATCTTTGGATATTACTTTGGAAGCGCAGTAAAGAAAAATATTCAGTAAAAAAAGAGTTATATTTGTCTAATTAAAAATTAAATCTAAATAAAATGCAAGAAAAATTAGAAGTAACACAGGAGGAACTTAGCAAAATTCAGGAAATGAATGCGGAGTTTAGCAAGGCAAAGGCCGCAATTGGTGACGTTGAACTGCAGAAGCATAACATTATCAAGCACATTGATGCATTAAAGGTTGAGTTCAATGAATACGAACAAATTTTAATTTCAAAATATGGCGCTGATTCTGTTATAAATATTCAGACAGGAGAGGTTACTAAAAAACAAAGTTAATTATGACACCGGGAAAATTTATCGGAACACTGTTCCAATCAAGAGATACGATGCACATCGCTCACTTGCAGACAACTAGTTTTGCTGAGCACAAGGCATTGAATGGATACTATGACGGCATCCTTGACCTAACCGACACGTTTACCGAGGCGTACTTTGGTAGATTTAAGAGGGTTGAGATCGTTATTCCTGAGTCAAAAATTATGGACGCAACTGCTCATTTAAAGGAGTTACAGTCAACGGTTGATACTGAAAGAAATAACTACCCGTCAGAAATTCAAAATATCATGGACGAAATTCTTGGCTTGATAGACAAGACACTATACCTATTAACGTTAAACTAATTAAAGATGTCTAAGATAAGCACGTATCCATTCGCAACACCACCAACCTTGTCAGACTATGTTATTGGGACAACTCCCGGTAACTCAAATGCTACAAAGAATTTTAGGATATCAGACATCCTAACGTTAGGCGGTGCGAATTTATACGTGCCTTATACGGGCGCTACAGGAAGTGTAACACTAGGGGCATATAATATATCAGCCAATCAGTTAATAAAGATAGGTGGAACATCTTCCGAATTTTTAAAAGCAAACGGTTCTGTAGACTCTAACACATACGTTACGTCTGCAGTAGCTTTAGGATTTGTGCCATATACGGGTGCAACAGGAAACGTTACCCTAGGCACCCATAGTATCACGTCAGACTCTTTTATTAAACAGGGTGGAGTATCTAGTCAGTTCTTAAAAGCAGACGGTTCTATTGACTCAACAACCTACTTGTCGTCAGCAGTTTTAGCAGGTTACGTTCCTTACACGGGAGCAACCACAAGTGTTACACTAGGAAGTTATAACATATCAGCTACTCAGATAATTAAGATAGGTGGAACGTCTTCTCAATTCTTGAAGGCAGATGGTTCTATTGATTCTAGCACGTACCTAACATCGGCAGCATTGTCTGCATACGTTCCTTATACAGGAGCGACGGGAAGCATAACACTAGGAGCCAATAACATTACTGCCAATCAGTTTATTAAAGCAGGAGGAACATCCTCTCAATTTTTAAAGGCAGACGGTAGTTCAGATTCAAGTTCATATGTTCCATACACGGGCGCTACAGGCAATGTAACGCTAGGTGCTAACAGCATCACAGCAAGTTCAATCATCAAAAGTGGAGGGACATCTAGTCAATTCTTAAAGGCAGACGGTTCGATTGATTCTAGTACGTACCTAACATCTGCGTCTATATCGGGACTAGTTCCATATACGGGGGCAGTAAACGACGTGACACTAGGACTTTATGCACTGACCGCTAATAATGTATCTGCAGTAAGTAGTTTAAATACAAACGGGCCATTAAAGATGCTTGGAGTTCCGGGAACTATTGGTCAAATTTTAGTATCTCAGGGCGCAAGTGGTGCTCCACTTTGGTCAGATCATACTGTATACGTCCCTTATCTAGGTGCTACAGGAGATGTAAATATAGGAGTGCACTCATTTGTTTCGAATGATGTTACGGGAACCAACGGATTAAATACAAGTGGGCCTATAAAATTAACAGGAAGTGCGGGAACAGCAGGACAACTATTGATGTCAAACGGAGCCGGAGTTGCTCCAACTTGGAGTAGCACGGTTGTAAATGCTAACTATGGTCTATTTGCTCAAACATCAGACTCAACACCTGTAACTGCTACAACAGTTGAAACAACAATTTTAGGAGCAGGCGTAGGCACATTAACTGTTCCTGCAAACGGATTTTCTATTGGAGGTTCATTTCAAGCATCTTTAGATGGTATAATTACTTGTTTAAGTTCAGCAACATTACATATTCGTGTTAAAACATTAACAGGGGTCATCCTTGCTGATACAGGTATAATTGCTATGGAAGCTGCAACTTCAAAATCATGGTTAATAAATTTATATTTTACAATAAGGAACATTGGTGGAACAACAGTAGCATCAATTTCATCAGGTGGATTATTTTCTTACATTAAAAATTCAGGAATAAACTTTGAAGGATATGTATTAAGTACAGTAAATAACACAACATTTGACACAACAATAAACAATACACTTGTAATCACTGCACAATGGAATAGTACAAATGCAGGAAATTCAATATTTACAAGAAACTTTACTCTAGCTAAAATATATTAATAATTATTAAAATCAAATTTATTTAACATGGATATCCGTAAAATATCGGTAGGGCCTGACTATAAGAACGGAGCCATGCACTATATAGTCGGACAACTTATTCTAGGAGAGACTCATGAGATTCACCTAATTAAGTGCGACCCGCATACACAGTCTTACTTAATATACATCATCAATAGAAAATCAGAGGTGGTGCTTTGGAAGGAGTTCACCTCAACAATTCCAATCTCAGTCGAATTTAATATAGATTACTAATGAAATCTCCATTCTACTTTATAGTCAAGCCAATGAATGGGAAACGATACGACAACACAAAACAGGTAGGAGGAATCGACCTGATAGTCAGCACGTCAGAGGAAGACCACAAGTTCTCCAATAGGTACGCTGAGGTTGTAGAGTTACCATTGGGTTACACGGGGCCGATAAGCATCGGAGACACGCTACTAGTGCACCATAACGTGTTCAAGTTCTACAACGACATGCGGGGTAGGCAGAAGAGCGGAAAAAGTTTCTTTAGGGACGACCTATTCCTGATAGAACCCGACCAATTCTTTTTATATAAAAAAGGTTCCACATGGAACACGTACGATAGGTACTGCTTCGTTAAGCCGATGCCTACAACCGAGTCGTACGTATACAAACCATTTTCTTACGAGCCACTTATGGGTATCGTCAAATATTCAAACCAATATCTGATCGATAACCACATTTTTCCAAACGATAAGGTGTGCTTCACGCCCGACAACGAGTACGAGTTTATAGTTGACGGAGAAAAATTATATCGAATTTCTGATAATCAAATAACAATCAAATTATGAACCTGATAACATTCGACGACGTAATACTAGACCCGAAGGCGTACGTAAAAAATATATTTGAGTACGGCTTTCAAGACATAGCAGACGGAGAGAAGGTGTTTAAGAACATTCAACCTAGGGACACAAACGACGAGTTTGCAAAGTGCATGAAGTATCTATTCCCGGCTTACAGGGTTGACTTTAATTTCGTAAGGCAGTCTCCATTAAATCAATTGGAGCCAAACTTCATCCACAAGGACGACATGATGGGAGACCTAACAGCGTTGTTGTACTTGAACGAGGAGTATACACACGGTGACGGCACTACCTTGTACGACAAGGATAATAAGGAGGTGTGCAAGATGACGGCTAAGTTCAATAGGATGATTGCATTCGACGCATCTATCGCACATTCAAGGAACATATTCGATAACTTTGGCGAAGGTGACAGTTCTAGACTAATACAGGTCGCATTCTTAAAATTCTGCAATGGACAATAGGAAGGTTAAACTTAAGATAATAGAGGCGGGGTACATTGCGGTAGATGAACTGATTTCAATAGCAAAGGAGACTATAATAAAGAACGGACTTGATGGGGACATATCTGCAGACAAATTAAAAAATGCAGCCGCTACAAAGAAGTTGGCTATATTTGATGCGTTTGAGATTCTTACTAGAATAGAAGCTGAAAAGGATGCGCTTGACGCTATTGTCAACGGCGTAAGTAAAACAGACACAAAACAAGGATTTGCAGAAAGAAGGTCAAAATAGCATATACACAATCGTCAAGGATTACATACAGCCACAGGCAGTCTCAAAGAAAAACGGGAACAGGTCATGGCTATATGGCTACGACGAGCAGTACGACGTTATTGTAATCTCAAAGACCGGGCAGATCGGTGAAATCTATAACATATCAGGCATACACATAGCGTTGCCACCCGCACCAAAGGACTGTCTTCAAAGACACAACTCAAGTTTTGAGCAATATTGGGAGAGGGAGGACTTTCCAAAGGAACTATCCAAGATATCCTCGATATTTCAATGGAACGAGATGTCTTCTGAGTTCAAGAACAGGTGGGTTGGGTACATTGAGGAACAGTTTGACTACAGAGAGCAAGGTTTTTGGTTTAAAAATAATGGTAAGAAGACTTACGTTACGGGTTCTCATTGGATGTACCTACAGTGGTCAAGTATTGACGTGGGTTATCCCGACTTTCGTGAGGCAAATAGGATATATTGGATTTTTTGGGAGGCTTGCAGGTCTGACTTTAGGTCGTTTGGATTAATATACCTAAAGATAAGGCGTTCAGGGTTCTCTTTCATGTCGTCATCTGAGTGTATAAACATAGGGACGTTGGCCCGTGATGCTCGTGTTGGTATACTATCAAAGACGGGTGCGGATGCTAAGAAGATGTTTACCGACAAGGTGGTGAATATTAACAACAGGCTTCCGTTCTTCTTTAAGCCGATAATGGACGGGATGGATAAACCTAAAACAGAGTTATCTTTCAGGATACCTGCGTCCAAGATCACTAAAAAGAACATGTATATAACCGAGGAGGAGGAGATAGAGGGGTTAGATACCACTATAGATTGGAAGAATACAGAGGAGAACTCGTACGATGGTGAGAAGTTACTATTTTTAGCGCACGATGAGAGCGGTAAATGGACTAAACCTAATAATATTCTGAACAATTGGAGGATTACCAAGACCTGTCTTAGGTTGGGTAGCAAGATAATTGGAAAGTGTATGATGGGTTCAACCTCAAACGCACTCAGCAAGGGTGGAGACAACTTTAAGAGCCTTTACGGTGACTCTAAGGCCACCACTAGGAACGCAAATGGCCAAACTAAAAGTGGACTATACTCCTTATTCATTCCGATGGAGTGGAACATGGAGGGATTCATTGATATATACGGATGGCCCGTGCTTAGGAAGCCAAAGGAGCCTGTTCGTGGGGTAGACGGGAACATGATTAAGAACGGTGCCATAGACTATTGGGAGGCCGAGGTTGAGTCTCTTAAGAATGATGCCGACGCATTGAATGAGTACTACAGACAGTTCCCTAGGACAGAGTCTCATGCGTTCCGTGATGAAAGCAAGGAGGCATTATTTAACCTTACTAAAATTTACCAACAGATAGACTACAACGACGGTATGATTACGGCACACTACCTAACCCGTGGGTCTTTTAGTTGGAAGGATGGTATAAAGGACACTCAGGTTATATTCTCTCCCGACTCCCGTGGTAGGTTCCTAGTAAGTTGGACTCCACCAAAGCATTTGCAAAATAATGTACACACAAGGAACGGTGTAAGGTATCCGGGAAATGAGCACATTGGCTCATTTGGTTGTGACTCCTATGATATATCTGCCGTAGTTAGCGGGCGTGGGTCTAACGGCTCCCTGCACGGACTAACTAAGTTCCACATGGACGAGGCTCCTGTAAACGAGTTCTTCTTGGAGTACATCGCTAGACCACAGACTGCAGAGATTTTCTTTGAAGAGATTTTAATGGCCTGTGTATTTTACGGTATGCCGATACTTATAGAGAACAACAAGCCAAGGCTACTGTATCACTTCAAGAATAGAGGATACAGGGGATTCTCTTTGAACAGGCCGGACAAGCACTACTCAAAGTTGTCAAAAACTGAGAGAGAACTAGGCGGGGTACCAAACTCATCTGAGGATATAAAACAAGCGCATGCGTCTGCGATAGAGTCGCATATTGAGAAGTACGTAGGAATTGATTTTGAGGGAAAGTATAGGGATAGTGACGAGATGGGAACAATGCCGTTCACAAGGACACTAGAGGATTGGGCAAAGTTTGACATAAATGATAGGACAAAGTTTGATGCCTCTATTAGTTCAGGCTTGGCTATCATGGCTAATCAAAAACATCTGTACGTTCCCGAGAAAAAAGAATCAAAAATTAGCATTAACTTCGCAAGGTATAGAAACGATGGTACATCAAGTCAAATAATTTCATGAAAGATATAGTAATAGACATATTATCCTCTGTTTTCCCTAGTCAGTTAGCAACCGACGCAGAGAAGGCATCTGATGCTTATGGGTTACAGATTGGACAGGCCATTCAGTACGAGTGGTTTAGAAAGGATGGGAACTCCTGTAGGTATTACGGGCAATGGAGAGAGTTCCATAGGCTAAGGCTTTATGCTCGTGGTGAACAGTCCATACAGAAATATAAAAATGAGTTGGCCATAGATGGCGACCTTTCATACTTGAACCTAGATTGGACTCCTGTCCCGGTACTACCAAAGTTTGTAGATATCGTAGTTAACGGCATGTCAGACAGGTTATTTAAGGTGAAGGCGTACGCACAGGATGCGATGTCTCAGGCAAAAAGAAGTAAGTATCAGGATATGCTTGAGGGTCAGATGGCTGCCAAGGATATCCTTACAACAATACAGGAAAATACGGGAGCAAATCCATTCATGATGGAGCCTGATAAACTTCCTGAGACCGACGAGGAGTTGGCGTTATATATGCAGTTGAATTACAAGCCTGCGATAGAGATTGCAGAGGAAGAGGCGATAAATACCATGTTTGATGAGAACAAGTACGACGATACACGCAAGAGACTAGACTACGACAATACGGTACTAGGCATAGCGGTAGCTAAGCACGAGTTTCTTCTAGGGGAGGGGGTTAAAATATCCTACGTAGACCCTGCAAATGTGGTATATAGTTATACAGAAGACCCGTACTTTAGGGACTGTTTTTATTGGGGTGAAATTAAAACGATGCCCCTAACGGAGTTGATGAAGATTGACCCGACTCTTACCAAAGAGGAACTACAGGAAATATCAATGTATAGTCAGGGATGGTACGACTACTATAACGTGTCTCAATTTTATGAGAACAGCATGTTTGCACGTGATACGTGTACCTTGATGTACTTCAACTACAAGACCACTAAGAAGGTTGTATATAAGAAGAAGATACTTGAGAACGGTGGTTCTAGGCTTATTGAAAAGAACGACACGTTCAATCCTCCAAAGGAGATGATGGACGAGGGTAACTTTGAGAAAATTGAGAAGACTATTGACGTGTGGTACGAAGGTGTCATGGTAATGGGAACAAATATTTTATTGAAGTGGGAACTTTCAGAGAACATGGTTCGGCCAAAGTCTGCATCTCAACATGCGCTACCCAACTACGTGGCATGTGCGCCTAGGATGTATAAGGGAAGGATTGAGTCTTTGGTTCGTAGGATGATACCGTTCGCTGATTTAATTCAGGTGACACATCTTAAACTACAGCAGGTTATCGCAAGGGTTGTACCCGACGGTGTTTTCATTGACGCAGACGCATTGAGTGAGATAGACCTAGGACAGGGCAACGCATACAATCCCGAGGATGCGCTTAGGCTTTACTTCCAAACGGGTAGTGTGATCGGTAGAAGTTTTACAGGAGACGGAGACTTTAATAATGCAAGGGTTCCAATTACTCAGTTAAACTCAAACTCAGGCGCAGGGAAGACTCAAATGCTTATAGCTAACTATAACCATTACATGGACATGATTAGGTCTGTAACAGGCTTAAACGAGGCTAGAGATGGTTCGTCTCCTGACCCAAGTTCATTAGTTGGTGTACAGAAGTTGGCCGCACTTAATTCAAACACTGCAACTAGGCACATACTTGAAGGTGGCTTATATTTATATAGGTCGTTAGCAGAGGCTTTGACCTACAGGATAGCTGACATATTAGAGTACGCAGACTTCAAGGACGACTTTGTTAACAAGATAGGGAAGTACAACGTGTCTATACTGAACGACATATCAGACCTGTACATATACGATTTTGGTATCTTTATAGAGATAGCACCCGACGAGGAGCAGAAGGCACAACTTGAGGCAAACATTCAGATGGCCTTGTCTAAGGGAGACATTAATCTTGAGGATGCTATTGACATACGTGAGATAAGGAACCTTAAACTTGCCAATCAGTTGTTAAAAATGAAGAGGGTTAAGAAGCAGGAGCGTGAGGACAAGATGGAGATGCAGAAGCAGGCCATGACATCACAGCAGCAGCTTAAGTCTCAGGAGATGGCCGCTCAGACTGCAATGCAGAAGATACAGGCCGAGACTCAGTCTAAGATGCAGATAATGCAGGCAGAGTACCAACTAAGTTCTCAAAAAATGCAGGAGGAGGCTCAGTTAAAATCTCAGTTAATGAACGAGGAGTTTGGTTACAACCAACAGCTACACAATATGGAGGTAGGGAACTTATCTAAACGTGAGCAGGATAGGGAGGACGCAAAGGCTAAAAGGATTAGTCAGCAGAATACGGAGCAGTCTAAGTTAATAAATCAAAGAAAGAATAACCTTCCACCTTTAGATTTTGAGTCAAACGAGGATAGCCTAGACGGATTCGATTTAGCTGAGTTTAACCCTAGATAAAAAAATTCAATTTTTTTGTATAAATTTGTAACAATTAAAATCTAATCAAATGGAAATGAAGGTAAGAGCAATCGAAATGATTGAGCCAAAAAGTGTTCAGGAGGTAGAAGAAAGTCTACTTGATAAGCATGAACAACAGTTTGAGGATGCACAAGAAGATGTGCAGATTATTGAAAATAATGCACAAGATGATGTGCAAAATTTAGAAACAGAGTTAAAAGAAGAGGACGTTCTTTCATATATTGGTAAAAGGTACAACAAGCAGATCAATTCATTTGATGAGTTGATGGCTGAGAGACAAGAGCAGGAGCAGATGCCCGAGGATGTTGCGTCTTATATGAAGTATAAGAAGGAGACAGGCAGAGGATTTGAAGACTTCCTTAAGTTAAAGAAGGACTTCGAGGAGATGAATCCTGACCAATTATTAAAGGAGTATCTTTCATCTACACAGGAGGGACTTGACGAGGATGATATCGAGTCTTTGATGGAAGACTATAGGTACGACGAGGATTTGGATGACGAGTCTACCGTTAAGAAGGTAAAGATTTTAAAGAAAAAGACTATTGTTGAGGCTAAAAAGTACTTCAACTCTCAGAAGGAGAAATATAAAATGCCACTTGAGTCAAGCACGGCATCACTTTCCGATGATGAGAAGCAGGAGTTTGAAAGCTACAAGCAGTATACAAAACAGGCAAAGACTCTACAGGAGGAGAACAGTCGTAAGCGTCAATGGTTTGACCAAAAGACGGGAGAGGTTTTTGATAATGGATTCAAAGGTTTTGAGTTTAATATCAACGACAAGAAACTTACATTTTCTCCGGGGGATGCAACCGAACTTAAAAAGAATCAATCAACACCTTCAAACTTTATTAATAAGTTTTTAGACGAGAGTGGTTTAATTAAAGATGCGGTTGGATACCACAAGTCGTTGTCGATTGCAATGAACCCCGACAAGTTTGCTAGATTTTTCTACGAACAAGGTTTATCTGATGCAACTGAGGATGGGATGCGCAAGATTAAGAATATAAACATGTCTGAGCGTAAGGCACCCGAGGTAGGAAAGATGACGGACGGAATGCAGGTGAAAGCAGTAAACCCTGATTCAGGTAAAAGCCTGAAAATACGCAGTATAAAACGAGTTTAAATAACAATTAAAAACATTAAAAATGGCAAGTGCATTATTAAATAATCCTACGTACGCCCTGCAACCGTCAGCGCAACAAGTAGCATTACAAACAAATTACATCACCAACTTCAACTTCTTGAATCAGTACTTACCTGATACCTATGAGAAAGAATTTGAGCGTTATGGTAACAGAACAGTTTCCTCATTCTTAAGAATGGTTGGCGCTGAGATGCCTTCTAACTCTGATCAGATTAAGTGGGCAGAACAAGGTCGTCTTCACATCAAGTACACCAACATTACATCAGCAGCAGCTTTAGGTTCAGCAACAGCTACCTTCACTGTAGCAGATACAGGTGTTACCTCTAGTGCAATCAGAATCGGTCAGACCGTTATGATTCAAAACAATGCAGTAGGCGGTGGTGTTTATAACAAAGCAATCGTTACTGCGGTTCCATCTGCATTAACTTTTACAGTTGCTTACTATGAGGCAGCAGGTCAATCTTTTGCAGTAGGAACACAGTGTACTGTATTCATCTACGGTTCTGAGTTTAAGAAAGGAACCAATGGAATGATCGGTTCTTTAGAAGCACAGGATTCTATCTACAGCAACAACCCAATTATCATCAAAGATAAGTATGCGGTTAATGGTTCTGACATGGCTCAGATTGGATGGGTAGAGGTTACCACCGAGAATGGAGCAACAGGGTACTTATGGTACTTGAAGTCAGAGCATGAGACTCGTCTTCGTTTTGAAGATTACATGGAGACTGCTATGATCGAGGCCGTTCCCGCAGTAAGCGGTTCAGGTGCTGCTACAGCAGGCATGATGGGTTCTGAGGGCGTATTCTACGTTGTTAACAACCGTGGTAACGTATGGGGTGGTGGTACACCGACTTCATTGTCTGATTGGGATTCTATCGTTAACCGTTTAGATAAGCAGGGTGCTATCGAAGAGAACGTAGTTTTCGTTAATCGTGGATTAAGTTTCGATATCGATAACATGTTGGCCACATTAAATGGTTACACATCAGGTGGTGTTGCTCAGTCTGCATCCTTTGGTTTGTTCGACAACGACGTGAATATGGCGTTAAACTTAGGCTTCACAGGATTCCGTAGAGGTTACGATTTCTACAAGTCTGATTGGAAGTACTTGAACGACCCAACAATGCGTGGTGGTCTTAACAACAGTGCAGCTACAGCTACAGGCACAATCACAGGTTTGATGGTTCCTGCAGGTTCTACCTCAGTATACGATCAGATCATGGGTAAGAACGCAAAGCGTCCATTCTTACATGTTAGATACCGTGCCTCTGAGGCCGAAGATCGCAGATACAAGACTTGGATTACAGGTTCTGCCGGAGGAGCACAAACAAGCGACCTTGATGCAATGGAGGTAAACTTCTTGTCTGAGCGTTGCGTTTGTACACTTGGAGCAAATAACTTCGTATTGTTCCGTTATGGATAGTATATAGTTGGAAATAAGGAGGGTGTCTTCAAGGACACTCTCCATTTTATTTTTTTTTAACTTTAATTAAATTATATTAAATGTCAACACCAAAGGCGTCAGTAGACAAGGTCTACAGACTAAAGGCAGGAACTCCGCTTTCCTACACACTAGCATCAAGAAACCATCCAAGGTTCCCACTAATGTGGTACGATGAAAAAAATAATCAGAACCGTGCACTTAGGTACGCAACAAACCAAAAGTCTCCATTTGAGGATGAACAGGACGGTAACGTAATGATTGAACCCATTATATTTGAGGATGGATTCCTTCGTGTTACAAGAACAAACCCCGTACTTCAAGAATTTTTACATTATCACCCATTAAACGGAAGCGTTTTTGTAGAGGTAGATAAAGAAAAAGATGCAAGCACTCAGGTAGAAGAGTTCAATATCGAGGTTGATGCATTAATTGAGGCTAGACAGCTTTCAATAGAGCAGGTTGAGGTTCTTACCCGTGTTATGTTTGGTAAAGACCCATCGTCTACATCAACTGCAGAGTTAAAGAGGGACATATTGGTATATGCTAAGACGTCCCCTAGGGAGTTTTTGAATATACTAAACGACCCCGAATTAAAATTCCAAGCAAAGGTTCGCATGTTCTTTGAGAACAAGTTACTAGCCTTAAGAAATAACGACAAAGAGGTTTGGTTTAATACCACAACTAATAAGAAAAAAATGTTATCTGTACCATTTGGAGAGAGTCCATTTGATATAGTTGGACACTTCCTACAGAGTGATGAGGGTATCGACTCATTAAAAATGTTAGAGGCGTCTCTATTTTAGTTTTATGTGTGTTTTAGTTGGTTACTAAAGGAAAGAAGGGTGCTCATTGCACCCTCTTTTTTTTTGTGTATATTTGTAAAAAATAAACGAATGATAAACTCAGTAAGAAACAGTGTCTTATCTGTGCTGAATAAGAATAATTACGGTTATATTTCACCATCAGATTTCAATCAGTACGCCCTAAACGCACAGATGGAATTTTTTGATGAATACTTTAATAGTTATAATAAAAGCATTAATGCTGAGAACGCAAGAATAACAGGCACAGACTACGCAGATATAACAAAAACAATTTCAGAGGTAATAGAAAGTTTTCTAATATCAAAATATTTACTACCAAAACCTACTCCTGCAGGAAATATTAACAATAGCTACTATATACCGTCGTTGATAACAACAGGTGACGAGTCTTATATGATAAATAAAGTTCTATGCTATACTAGCATGCTTGCTTTGGGAACTAATACATCTATAAGTGCATTTAATTTAGTAAACTCTGCAACGGTTTCATTTCTTACGTTAGGCATAAGTGTTGGAGATATAGTACTGAACATTACTAGGAAGACTTCTTCTACTGTTGCATCTATTACAAATGCAACAACAATTGCTTTAAATAACGACCTATTCTTTAACGTAGGAGACTCTTACGTTATTCTTTCAGCATCAATTTACAACGAGGCTGAGAAGGTTTCTACCGGGAAAATATCGTTGCTAAATGCATCACTGTTAACGGCACCATCAATTTACTATCCTGCATATAATATTATAGGAAATACAATGAATTTGTATCCGGCAACTATAAAGGGATACGGAATGGTGAACGCTACGTATTTCAGGTATCCGTACGTTCCAAAGTGGACTTATACAACTTTGATTGACGGAACACCTGCATTCGATCAGTCACAGCCGGACTATCAGGACTTTGAGTTGCCGCAGGAGGATGAATATAAACTAGTGGTTAAGATACTTGAGTACTGCGGTATATCAATCCGTGAGCAAGAGGTTGTGCAGTTTGCTATGGCACAAGAGCAGCATGAACAGCCTTCATTCAGTCAGAAACAATAAAATAAATAATAATGGCATATATATCACAGTATCAGTACTATGAGAACAATGGCAACACGCCACAGGATGCCAATTGGGGTTCCTATCAGTACGTCAGTTTGCAGGATATTATAACAAACTTCCTATTAATGTACTCGGGTAACCACTCATTGGTAAATAACGAGGAGAGGTATAAGATTCTTTTCCACGCAAAGCGTGCGGTTCAGGAGTTAAACTACGATGCATTTAAAGAAATAAAGGTACTAGAGTTGAGTGTAACTGAATCTTTGAGATTTGTGCTACCTTCCGACTACGTTAATTGGGTTCGTGTTTCTATGTACAAGGATGGATGGCTTAGACCTTTAAGTGAGAATATTCAGACGCTTTCTTCTAACGCATATCTTCAAGATCAACGTGGAAATATCCTGTTCGATCAGAACGGTAATATCCTATCTCCTCAGTACTCTGAGATAGATTTCGATAGGATTATGAAGACCAAGAAGAGTATATACCTTAACCAAGGCAATCAATTTGATGGCAACTTGGGTTGGAACTACGACGGGATGTGGTACTTCGAGTATAGTATAGGCACAGCCTTTGGTTTAAATACAGAGACGGCTAACTTCAACCCTACGTTTAACATAGATAAGAAGGCGGGCGTAATAAATTTTGACTCTAGTATGGCTGACGAGTCTTGTATACTTGAGTACGTGTCCGACGGTATGGAGGGAGGAGACAACTCGTTAATTACAGTAAATAAATTATTTGAGGCGTATATTTACGCAGCAATTGAGTACGAGATACTGAGTTCTAAGTTTGGTGTTCAGGAGTACATCATCACACGTGCTCGTAAAAAAAGAAGGGCGTTGCTAAATAACGCAAAGATTAGAATCAGTAACATTCACCCCGGCAGACTCTTGATGAACTTGAGAGGCATGGACAAGATAATTAAATAATATGGCAAAACTTTCAAGGAACTTTATAGCAGGACGGATGAATAAGGTTGTTGACGAGCGTCTTGTACCCGAGGGAGAATATATAGACGCCATGAACATAAGGATGGGTTCAACCGAGAACTCAGAGGTTGGTGTGATTGAGAACACCAAAGGCAACGTTGCGCTCACTAACCTTACCTATATTGACGGCACACCTTTGAGTGTAAGTGCAAGATGCATAGGTGCAATAGAGGACAGCGCAAAGGAGAACATCTATTGGTTCGTACACGACCCCGCATTTACGGGTTCTGCAACGGGTAAACTTGACTTGATTCTTTCGTACAATACATACACCGACTTGTTATTGTTTCATATTGTGAGTATAAACGACGGTAATGGATTGAACACTACACTTAACTTTAACCCCGCCTATTTAATAACGGGAGTAAATATAATTGAAGACTTGTTGTTCTTTACGGACGATTATAATCCGCCTAGATTTATTAATGTAAAGTCTTTATATGCAAATCCTGTTATGGGAGTTGATGGTTTTAGTGCAGAGTCTATTCTTGTAATTAAAAAGCCACCAACAGAGGCACCAAAGGTTCAACCGATAGTAACAAGTAGTCAATCAAACTACATGGATACTAGGTTCATATGCTTTGCCTACAGGTACAAGTATGCAAACGGAGAGTACTCTGCCACGTCTCAGTGGTCTGCGCCTTCATTCATACCAAAACCGTTCTCGTTTACTCCCGCAAATTTTTTAAATGGTGGGATGACAAACCTTTGCAATACGGCAATCGTGACTTATAACTCAGGTGGCCCGCTTGTTGTTGCAGTAGACCTATTATTCAAGCAGTCTAGCAGTAATATAATAAAGGTAATTGAGAAGTTAAATAAGAAAAATTTAGGACTAGTTGACTACGTTGATTATACGTTTACTTTTAATAACAGTAAAATATTTACAGTTCTACCCGAGTCAGAACTTTTAAGACTTTATGACAACGTTCCACGTGTAGCAAAGGCTCAGACTATAATGGGGAATAGGTTAATGTATGGGAACTACCTTGAGGGATATAACCTGATTGACCATAACGGTAACCCAATAAAGTTAGAGTATAGCACTAAACTTATAACGGAGCCTATTGGACTTACTACCATAGGAGACACAACGGCACCAAGCAATTATAATATAAACGGTGCGCAGACTATTACAGACTCTTTAATTGAAATAGACCTAGCAGGAGCAAATTTAGTTGAAGGGGCGTCGTTATCTATGCAGATAACCATATCACATAGTTTATTTACAGGGCAGACTCCGTTCCCTGCAGAAACAACGGGAGATACACGCATAACTTTTTCATTCTTTTTAAATAAAAGTTATACTTCTGTTTATCAGATGGCTACTAGTTCTGAGTTTCAGGATGCTGTAGGAACCGCATTAAATATAAAACCTGTTTTTTCATCTGTTCCCGGAACTATGACGTCATGCGACGGTGTTACGTTTACGGACGCAATGAACTGTGCGCTTCCAAACAACTTGGACGCACTTACAAAATTTAGTAGTGGTATAAATACAGGAGGACAGCCTATAACTATAATAACATCACCCGCAAGCAAGGTGATTGGATTTCAAGTTGTGGCGATGAGGTACGTTAATAATACAACGACTCCTATTCAAAACGTGTACGAGTACTATCAGGTGTCGTACGTTAATGCCACGTTTCAAGAGATTGGTAGTCCAAGGAGTTTACATAGCAACAGAGGTTATGAGGTTGGTATAGTGTACATGGATGAGTACCTTCGTGCAAGCACTACGCTAGTTAGTCCCGTCAATACGGTTCATGTACCGTGCGGATACTCTGCAAATAAGAACTCGATACAGGTCACAATTCCACCAACACAGATAGCACCCGCTTGGGCAAAGAGGTACAAGTTTGTTATACAACCCGATCAGGAGAACTACGAGACCATATACTGCTATTTATATTTCGCTGACCCTAATACTAACGAGGTTTACTTCCTTTTAGAGGGAGAGAACGCTAGGAAGGTTGAGACGGGGGATATACTTATAGTTAAGGCAGACACGAACGGCCCAACTAATAACTGCGTTTATGCAACGGTTCTTGAGAAAAAATCTCAGGCATCTGCATTTATTTCCCCTGTATCAAAGGCAATTGTGCCTGCAGGAGTGTATATGAAGATAAATCCTAACGACTTTGCAGTTGTTGAAGACCCCAACGCAGTTATAGCGCCGGGACAATTAAGCCAATCTACAAACGTTAGCGGCAACTATCCCGTACTGTCTTACCCGATGAATATACCCGACCCTAATGTTCCGGGACAGTATATTGACTACACGGTTCCTGCGGGAAGTAGAATCAGGATGTCTATAAGATTTGAAAGGAAAGGTGGTACAGATAACGGATGTCCAAAAAGAATTTATCAATTAGATAAGACATATATATCATCTGCTGCTTACGATAATATGGAGGATTGGTTCGTTGGAGATAATATAAAAAATACATTAAATGATGGTGTACAAGATATAGGAGGAGGAAACTGTCCTGCACAGAATATATTCATATCAGGACATGGCCCAATAACTGTATCTGACCTGTGTATAAACTACTACAGGTTTAATAGAGATATATCAAACAACTACCTATACCTTCAAATAAAGGGTACAAGAAGTTGTGGTGGATTCCCTAGGGCAAACAGGTGGAGGTCTACAGTTACCGCCACGTTTGAGATATTTCGTGCAGAAAACCTTTTGGTATTTGAAACTCAACCAAGTGAGTCACTTCCTGACGTATTCTTTGAGAATGATTTATCGTTCTCTATAGACGACAATGGAAACCATTCAGGTAACGTTCAAAATCAAGACATAGCTTACGGTGTACCTGCAATTGTAAACACAGGATTCTTTAACTGTTTTGCTTTTGGTAACGGTGTGGAGAGTTATAAGATACAAGACTCAATAATTGGCAAGACATTTAATCTAGGCAACAGGGTTACGTCCGTATCTGCCCAAGACTACAAGGCCTCCAATAGGTTCTCAGACATTACCTACAGTGGCGTGTATAACACCGAGTCCAATGTAAATAAGTTAAACGAGTTTAATTTAGGTCTGCTAGACTACAAGCATTTGGAGGTTTCTTTTGGGCCAATATTTGTCATGGATGGTAGGGAAACCGACGTTCTTGTTTTGCAGGAGGATAAGATTTCGTACGTACTTGCGGGAAAAAATTTGCTGTCAGACTCTGCGGGTGGTAATGCGGTAACGTCCGTGCCCGAGGTGTTGGGTACTCAGATTGCTCGTACTGAGAAGTATGGCATAAGTTTTAATCCCGAGAGTTATGTTCAGTGGGGATTTGATAGGTTTTTTACCGACGTTAAGAGGGGTGTGGTTGTACAACTGCAAGGAAACTCGTACTCAAACGAGCAGCTTAAGATTGTATCAGAACAGAACATGAGGACTTGGTTCCGTGATGAGTTTATTGCGTCTTTTAATACACAAAAACTTGGAGGATTTGACCCGTACATGAACGAATACGTTCTGTCAAATAATGACATATTACTTCCAACAAACCCTCAGTGTAGTAGTTGTGGTATTAATCAGGTTCATACGTTAAGGAACGCAACAAATGACGAGATGGAGTTGGTGTACTGTGTTACATTAGGCCCAACAATTGGAGATACCGTTGTTAGTTGGACTGTTACTAGCATAGAACCCGATGCGGATGGGTTTAATATATCAGCAGACTACAACGGAGATACTGTATCGTCAGGATACACAACAACCGACGGAAGTATTACCTTCTATAAGGACACCGTTTCAGTAGAGACCGTGTCTATAAGTATCAAGTACAAGGGAAGTATGGTACTTAACGTACTTGCAGACTGCTGTAATGCTGAGACATTGACCGTAGTTCAAGTTGTATTTACAAACAACTCAGACTCGGGAATGACTACACATAATCAATACAGGTACACTAGCGGTTCTTATGTAGGGCCTTTGCAGTCTAACCTTGTGTTATTCCCTAGCGGAACAAGTAGTCCATTGGTGGCAAGCTATGGAGCCATAACGGGGTATGTTGGAACGGGTTCTATTCCTCCCGAGGGAAGCAACATGAGTTTGATTATGAATCAGATTAGTCCCGACGACTACGTATTTAACCCATTAAGTGACGAGTTTAAGTACCTAAGATCAAATACGTTATATAATAACAATAGCACTGACATGCAGACGCTGCTGTCTTTATCTACAACAGCTACTCCAATAGTTGCAACGGACGCCACAACGTACCAAGCAAACTTTGCAGTTCCTAGTAGATCGTTAGGTGGGTACTTGTACTTAATTTGGGACTTAAGGGATTCAATTCCTACTAGTCTATGCTATGCAGAGAATATAAACGACGTTTGCTGTACATGTGCGCCTTGTACTACAGTGTGTCAACAGTATAACTTTCAAAACTTATCTAGTGTAAACGAGGCGAGTGTTTACCTAACCTACGGAAGGTGTGAAGATACAGGGCCTGTGACGATAACGCTTGAGCCGGGAGAGACGTATAGTACATGTGTAAATACTCCTATTGGCGAAACGAATATATTTGAGGTGTCGTCAGGTAACGTTTATGTTACTATACTAGACTGTATTTGTATTTAATATATAAAATAAAATTTAAAAAATGCCCATACCACAACCATTATACTTAAATGCAACCACTCTTGGTGATTCAACAACTGTATTCCTTGATAATCAACTTCTAAATCCTGCGCCTGATGGATTCTATTCAGATGGCGTAATAGCAAGACAGCAAGTTAGTGGGGTTTTATTACCTCAGCAGTCTTGCCCATCCTGTGGTATTCTATGTGGTGGAACTATATCAGGGGCAGGCGCTCAAGGAGTTTATTTATTAAATATAAACATGGGGTCTACTGCATCTGACTTGGGGGCAATAATTATAAAATTTGACCCGTACGGTATCCCTGATGGGATACAGGCGGTATTTAATGGTGTTGTTTACAATGAACTCAGTTCTCCTAGTTTTGGGTACCTTGCAGGCGCAGCAGGTTTTCCAACATACATCGGTAACGTTGCTTCGTCATGCTCTGTAGTAACGGACGGTGGTACTGTAGTCTTGGATGAATTTTTATATAACGGTACATCATTTTTATCTACGGGAAACACTCCGTCTATAACTATCAATACTACTCAGGTGTCTCTTACTTTAGGTGGCCCGGGACTTTGTGTTATGGTTATACCAAAGACAAGTGCGACACCGTCTGATATAAGCATTACGTGTATTGGAGCGTGTGCTAGTACAGGTTTCAATATAAGCGTAAACTGCCCAATACTTTTACCATCATTTTTAGCGACGATAGCTACAACACATGTGGTAGGAGGAGCCAACTGTTTATTGCCATGGAACCAAACATATTACGTAGCTAAGGTAGCGCCTGACCCTACCCCACCAACTGTACCTCCTGTATTGGGGTTATATGATTGGGTATTTACGGATGCGTTTGGCTCGTCAAAACTTGCTGATGGTTGGTATATAACAAACAGCCTTGGCCCCGGAGGTCTTGATTCGTTTCATATTGTAAACGGTGTAATAATAGAATTTGATTCACTTTGTAACTTATAGTAAGCATGGAAAATACTTTAACATACAGCCAATCCGTTCAGGGTTGGCCTTCTTTCTACTCCTACCATCCCGACTTCATAATCGGTATGAACAACTACCTGTACACGTTCAAGGGCGGTGATTTGTATAGGCACAACGTTAATACGAAGAGGAACACGTTCTACGAGCAGTATTGGAACAAGGTGGGTAGGCCACTTGAGGCGTTTAAGCCGTCACAACTTAAGAGCGTATTCAATGCGGTTGTGCTTGAGAATAAGTTGTTCAAGACCATAGACCTAGAGGGCGACTCTGTTTGGGATTTTACTCTTTATACCGACCTACAGGACTCGGGTATAATCACGTCTACTTGGTTTGAGAAGAAGGAGGCATCGTACTTTGCGTTTATTAGGAACACAAGTTCAGGAGAGATTAAGTTAAGGAGTCTTAACGGAATAGGTAAAAGTTATGCAACCAATATAGTAGGAACCGTAACAACTGCAGACTTCTCTGTGTCCCCAATGGTGTCACTAGGCAGCATAATAAGCATAGGAGACTTGGTCTACTTCTTGAAGTCTACCAACGTCCCATTATTTGCAGGAAAGGTTTCTGCAATAACTGTCGACTATCCCGCAGGCGTTAACAGGCTTACCATAGACACGTCTCCCGTAGGAACCGTGCCACTTGATAGAAATAATGCATACTTTTTGTATATAAAGAACTCGGTTGCGGAGTCGCATGGAGTTTTAGGTCATTATTGCGTCTTTGATATCACAAACAGTGAGAACAAGAAGGTAGAATTATTTACTGTTCAGTCTGAGGTTATGAAAAGTTTTCCTTAAATTCGATACCTTTGTAGCAATATACAATCTATGGCGTTAAATATACGGGCGTTAAATGAGACTGATTACGACGACATCCTTGTTGGGTGGTGGAAGGATTGGAAGTGGGACGCCCCTAGCAGGGACTTTCTACCAAACGACGGGAAGGGTGGCATAATGATACTAGACGACGATACGCCAATATGTGCAGGATTTATGTACATAACCAACTCCAAGGTTGCGTGGGTAGATTGGATTATATCAAGCAAGACGTACAATATAAAGCCAACAAGGTCGGAGGCTATAAGGTTGTTAATATCATCACTTACGGCAACGTGTAAGAGCACGGGAAGTAAGTACGCATACGCATTAATTAAAAGTCAAAGTCTTAAGAAGACTTATAAGGAACTAGGGTACATGGAGGGGGACATTTATTCAACCGAAATGATAAAAAATTTATAATATGGCAATAGGAACAGCAACAGCAATAGCGATAGGTGGACTAGCATTAAGTGCGGGTAGCACTGCAGCATCGTTTGCACAGGCAGGAAAACAAAAACAACTACAGAGACAGGCCCATTCAGATGCCGACAAGGCTATGCAGGAGGCAAGACATAAGTTAGAGGCAAACTACTACGATCAGTTATCTATAAAGAAGGAACCGTACGAGTTGGAGCGTGAGGCTTTGGCATCACAAGGTGCTCAGGCTATTCAGGCGGGCGTTGAGAGTGAAAGGGGTGCGGCTGCCACGGCAGGACGTGTTCAGATGGGGATGAACGAGGCACAGGCGGGAATAAGGACAGCGCAAGGGAAGGAGATGTCTGACCTTGAGAAGTTAAGTGCAAACGAGCAGAGTAGACTACGTGACGTTAACGTTCAACTAGACTTAGGTCAGGTTGAGGGAGCACAACTTGCCGAGGCAAATGCACAAAAACTAGCTGCTGCTTCTACAACACAGGCTATGCAAGGTTTAACTAGTGTAGTACAGCAGGGTATTCAGTTAGGTGTTCCATTATATTTCCAACAAAAAGGACTAGACCCATTAACGGGTTTACCTTTAAAATCAGCACAAATGCAGTCAGCACAAGCTGCGGGGCAGTCAGTTTCACCTGTTTCATCTGAAAGTATTAGAGCGCAACCTAATACTCAAATAAATCCATTAAGTCCTTACTATCAGAATCCTTATATTATGGCAGGATTAGGTGCACCACTTAATTCATCTCAAGATTTTAGGACTAATCCTAACACACAAATTAACCCATTCCAACTAAATTGGTAATATGAGTACTTACTATAAATACGCAGAGCGGAATGTTGATAGCCAAGTAAATTGGGGTGAGATTGGCAAGAACATGACCGACATGCTTGCGAGCGAGAATAAGATCAGGGAGGACAAAAAGGCCGCACTTGATGAAGCATCTCGTCAGTATGGATTAAATCTATCTGAACCACCGCAGGGGACAAACACGTCCCTTAATAGTTACGCATTAAAGTACGCAGACGACGCCCAAAGTGCTCGTCTACTACAGGATAGGTTGTTAAGGGGTGGTATACTAAAGCCTAGGGACTACGTGCTGCAGAGGCAGAACCTTACCGACGGGACTAGTGGCCTATTCAATGTAATGAAGGACTACCAAACCGAGTACGGTGTAAAGATGGAGCGTTATAAGACCGACAAGTCTCAGGATTTGGAACAGTGGCTAATGGCTCAGGCAGAAGGATTTGCTAACTTTAATAACTCTAAGCCTGTCATCAACCCAACAGACTACACGTTGAGTATAGCCAAGATGGTAAAGAATGAGAAGACGGGCGTGATGGAGATGGACAAAGACCCCAACTCATTCACGACAGTTGCGGGTCTACAGAACAGGATTAAGGCCACGTTTGATAAGTTTGACGTACCGCAAACACTTAATGGATTTGTAAAGACAATAGGTAAGCAATTGGATGCGGTAAAACTTGTTGGAAGTGAGACTAGGACGGGAAGCATAACCGAGACACTTGATATATCAAAAAGGAAGGGATTTGGAAAGTATGCGGGAGTTTTAGATAACTTTGAGAAGGCAGAGACTGCGGCACTAAAGTCATACCTTACCAACCCGTATAACACGTCTTCTGTACTTACAAATAGTTTAGGATTGGCACCAAACGGTGAACGCTACACGTTCTCATACAAACCCGAGGATATTAAGCCGGGTGGTAACATTATTTTGTTAAAGGACGACGGCAAGACGGGAACTCCAATGCCAAACTTTACACCCGAGCAGGAGACTGCTGCGCTAGAACACTTGCGTACGCAGGCTAGGCTAATGTACGACAAGACTACAAACATACAGGCGGTAACCGAGCCTAGGAAACGTGAGCCAAACGAGTGGGAATACAATGCTGCTCAGAAAGCTAAGGAAAACTTAACTGCCGCAGGAGCATGGAATCAGGTCTACACAGGCAAGACCCCTGCTGAAAAACAATCGGCTTTAAATATATTGCTAGGAACTCCACACGCACGTGCGTTAGGATTGCAGGCAATAGATTTAGATAAAAATGGAGTATTAAATCTTAAATATGAAGACCCTAGTAAGAATCGTACAATAAAATACCTTGACGAAAACGGTAAGCCTATTAGTGGGTCAGATTGGGCGGCTATAGGAACAGAACTTACAGGAGAGGCTGATAGGAATAAGGCAATTAGAGCAGGTGGTGGTTTAGCGGGTGGATACGGTGGAAATGTTTCTGAATTAATTTCAGCAAAAAGGACAGGCCCAACCGTTGAGACTCCTGCAAATGAGAAGTATAAGCAGATTGTAACAGGGACACCTGTTAGTACAAAGGGTAAAGAAGATACTGTAATACCTGACCTGCAGGCTAAGTTTGGTGATTTTGGGTTTACATTTGAACCTTCGGGTTATTGGGGTACAAATAATGTAAAAATTACATCACCTGATAAGTTGACTTCAATTGTAGTAGGACTTAATAATAAAAATGAACAAGACGAATTAGATGCAAATCAAAAAATAAAACAGTTCTTATCTACAAACATGACCGAGGCTAAATTAAAAGAAATACCTGCGTCTACTTTAGGCGGAAGTATGAGTAAGTACTAAATATAAAATAACACAACATATATGAATGAAGAAGCAATAAAGGACGCATATAACTTATTTGTTCAAAATGGATACAAGAAAAGTATCGACGAGTTTAAGACCTTAATGTCTTCAACACCCGAGGCATTAAACGACTCGTATAATATATTCGTAAAAAACGGGTATAATAAAAGCATTGACGACTACAAGACGCTAATTGGTGTAAGTGGAGGTCAACGGGCACAACCTGTGCAGCCTACACAACAGGCGCAGGATATGCAGCAAGAGCAGCCTGTAGATGAAGGGCATGCACAGCCACCATTAAAAAAAAAAGAACAACCAAGTTTTTCGGCATTGCCATTGGCAGATGGTTCGTCGGCGTTACCTACTACCCAAGGAACTCCTAGTCCATTACCTCAACCAACCGCACAGCCTGCAACACAGCCTGCTGTTAATACTGCAGTGCAACCAACCGCACAGCCAACAGGACAGGTTCCTACTAAACCTGTAGATAATAAAGAAAAGTATTTTACCAATTGGGCAGGCGTGTTGACGCCTGATACTGTGCCAAACAGGGTAGAGAATGCTGTACAGGAGTACACAACCGTTCCGTTAACTAAGTGGTTCCTTGAGTCTGCAGATAATATAGTTAACGCATCTAAGAACATACTGACAGGGACAGGTTTTTTTGGGGAGGACATACCCGACACTGAAACCCCTATAACAGACGCACTGAAACAGCAACAGCAAAAAAAACAAGTTGATAAAAATGGTAACATTATAACAACTGCATTTGGTATGTTAGGAAAAACAGGTGACGTTGTTGCATCCATTATTATAAACTCCGTGCTACCTCAAGACACGAAGAACAAGTTAATAAGTAACCTAAACAATGCATCTGCAGCCAATAAGGAGTACCTTAAGTCAATGCAAGAGGCTGAGGGTAAGAACCAAGACACAAACATTGCGTCTAGGGCAATAAAGGGCATTGTTGGCATGGCGCCTGACTTACTACTAGCCGCAGAACTTGGGCCACAGGCGGCAGAGGCTAAACTAGCTAAGTACGGTGAGACTATAACAAAGAATGCCGCACCTTTATTAAAAAAACTTGTACCGAATGCGTTGGGATTAATAGAAAGAGGCGCACAGTCAGGATTTACAAAACTGATGGCTATAGAGGGCGCAGTTAAAGGGGTTGCTGAAACTAAAAAAGACGAGAATTATTTTTGGAATGGTATAAAGGGGTCTGCAGAGGGTGCACTAGAGGGCATGTACATGCACGGACTTGGTGAGGCTGCAGGCGCTGCCGCTACTCCTATAGCAAAGTTGGTGTCAAAGACCGGGGTTAACAGCGCAATAGCAACGGCTATAGCCACCCCTCTTGCAAATGCGGGAGTTTTTGCGACAGCAAAGGCGTTAAGGATGGGTATTACAGAACAGAAACTTGTGTCAGGAGAAGACCTTGCGATGGAGGCCGCAACAGGTGTTGGATTCAGTCTTTTGCATCTTGGCAGTCAGTACAAGAACCATAAAGAACTTAACCACTACTACGACAATGTACTTAAGGACGACGCCGCAGATTCATTCACTAGGGTTATAAATGAGACAAAGGCTAATTTAGATGTGGCATACACTCCCGACCTTACACCGGAGCGTGTTAAGGAACTACAGACCGCAAGGGATGAGATAAAGGACGCAATATTAAAGGAACCCGACCTAAAAAATAAGACCATACTAGGCAACGAGGCTATAAAAATTCAGAACCAATTAGATGCACACGCTTCTATAAAAGGAATAGTAGAGAATAAGGACTTCCTTGTAAACGAGATAGCACAGAATGAAAAATTAGATCAAAAACAGAAGGACTTCTACACAAAGAAGATAACTGCAATTGCAGACGCATACGACACGTCTCCTCTTGGTATACAGAAGAGGGAGTTTAACAATAAGATAG